GCAGGAGCACCCTGTTCTGCTTGTTGTTCTTGTTGAAACTGCTTCATAAGTTCAGCTTGTATAGCAGCGTCATTCATATTGTTAGTAACCTTGTCGGGATCAAGATCAAGAGACTTTGCAATCTCACGAATAATATATTGAAACTTAGCAAATGGTGCAAGTGCAGGGTTGGATGATACTTGCAAAAATTGCATAAGTCTTTGGCTACGTACTTCGTTAGCCATAAGAGATTCTGTTCCACGTGCCTTGACTTCTAGATCGCCTTTAATCTCAGGGTCATAGTCAAACTGCATGTTAAATTGAAACAGCCCCTCTCCTAATGGACGTAATAAATAATCGTCTACATTTTTAATAACATTTTTAATTGTGCCACTAGCTGCACCCATTAGCATACTAATGCCACTGGCAGTTCTACCTACACCTTGTACACCTGTTTGCCCATGAGCAAAAGAAGGGAAGCCAGTTGATTCGTCAGCTAGTACTCGTGCCTTATCAAATAGCTGCAAGTTCTCACCTGCAACATTTGGGAACTTAGTTCCAAAGATAGCTTGCCCTGGAGCACCACCTTGTCTCCTAAATACTTTCCCAGGATATACTGATAAGTCTTGGCCTGGAACTAAGTTAGTTTCATCTACCTCTATTAATAGGTTGCCTGACAATACAGCATTATCTACAGCCATTCTCATAAAGCCGTTCATTAATGTTTGTGTATCGTCCATGTTTTCAGCAATACCTACACCAAAGAATGAGTATGGGTTTAGTTCATATGGTGCAGCCATGTAAGGTATCTTAGCAGGTTTAAATGGATTAAGAACCATACGAATAAGTTTACCATTACAGATCCATATGTTTGCTTGTAGCTCATCCATTTGTGATAATTCTTTTGGTATGTCTACACCTTGCTCTTGCAACATTTCTACGTCACACATACCCCAGTATTCAAATACCTCAAATCTATCTACTCCATGTTCAGGAGCATAGTCAGCTAAATCATTTTCCCAATATTCTTTATTATAGTTTTCTCCAAAAGCAATTGCTTCATCAATTACTGTTGCACGAAAGTATGGACGTTTCTTTAAATTACGCATTTGTGAACGTGATAATTTATGTCGTTCTATTACATATTGAGCTTCATCTATATTATTAGCATCAGGATCAGGATAAAAATTCCATACAGATACATGAGATACCTGTGGTACAGTTTTAAATGTAGGAGAGTACTCACCTGTTTCATCATCCCAACTAGGATATTCTTTATCTACAGCAAATGGTCCTTTCATTACACCTGTACCAAACAACGCCATTTCAAAAGAAGTGCTTCGTAAATGTTTAGATGCAGAAGACTCATCAAGTTGATCTTGTATTTTCTTTTGCATTTTCTTTGCTGCAATCATAGCAGGACTAAATGTAATAGATGTAGGTGTACCACCAACACCTTCTTTAACACCTTCAATTGAATCTAACTTTTCAACTAACTCTGGATTTAATAATTCTTCTAAAGTTTTAGCCGTAGCACCTTTAGGTATTTCTCTACCGTCACCTGCAAAACCATAAGGCGATATTGGATCTTTCTTTTTATCTTCTTGTAATTCTTTAGGCAAAGCAGGATCAAAAGAGACATTTTCAACTACACCTTCTGGAAGTTCTGTAGGATCAACTGTTAATGGAAAATTATTTTTTGCAAACAGTACATCTACAATTTGACCATAAGCTGCAAGTGTTTTAGTTTTGGTCACCTTAATAAATACACGAGATTTTTCTGCCTCTGTAAATTGTACATCAGGACCATATATACCACGATAGTTACGATAAGCTCTTAACCAACGTTCTTCATCTTGTCTACGATAGTCCTCTGCACGACTATACCGTTGCATAACAAATGGAATTATATTAGATGTATCTGTATCTTCTTCTGTAGAATTTTCTGTATCCTCAAGGGCTATTGCATCGTCCTCAATAAATACTTCGTTATCTTCTGCCATTTATTTTTCCTTAATATCCAAATGTTGCGTCTGCTATTCTCATACCTGTAGAAGGTCTACCCATAGGGTCGTAATCAAATACACTAAAACGAGGTCTTGACATTATACCATATCTTAAAGCATCATACAAGTGGTCTTCTGAGTTTGTATCAACATCTTCTGGATTCTTTTTATCTAATGGTATCGCAGGTAACTGTGATATCATTTCTGTACAACTATTAAAAAATACTAATCTAGGTTCTTCTGTAAATTCGTCTACCTGTAATCGTCTATGTATTTCATTTTTTCCCGATACTCTTGATCCCTTTGATCTATCAGAAGGACGCCATCTACACCCTTTTATAATCATTTGCTCCGCAAGGCTTGGACCTGTATCGCCACGCTTATGCCATAAAGAGCTATCCAGTACTCCATATTTAATATTTCCATCACCTGCTTCTAAGTCCAATACCATATCAGCTAAATCTGTAGCAAGAACTTTACTTACATATAATTCTCTATATACTATTAATTGTTCGTCAGGAGCTACGGCAAACCAAACTACACCAGATTTACTTCCGTACCCATAGTCACATGCTCTAAATTTTACCCAGTTACTAGGAATATCAAATGGTTCAATTACATGTATATTTCTATCAAACTCTGTAAATGCTGCACCTTCTTTAATATCCCAGTCACCGTCTAGTAATTGTCTTCTTTGTTGTTCGGGCAGTGACAGTAGCATTGCTTCGTAGTCACCTTGTCTAGATAGATATGGATTATCAGATAGACGTGCAGGAATAAATCTACGTTTAAATAATGCTCTACCTGCTTTTTCGTGACCTGCAGGATATTTAAGAACTTCTCCTGTTTCTATATCTGTTGCTTCAAAAGGTTTATTGTGGGGGGCAGGATCAATAAACATTTTTTTTACCCAGTGATGTCCTCTACCTCCTGGGTTAGTGGTAGCTCTCATATATACTGGTAGATCGGGTGCAGTGGACCGTAGACGAGAACGCATGTAGTTCCATGCAAATGGTGAGG